CCGAAAGGTTATCCGGGAATGTCAGCGAGCCGAAGATGGTGACAAAAAACCAACCACCTTACCGGCGAACAAAATCAGGTCTGACGCTTCCAGACGCATGACCTCATGCTCGGTGAGCGCCGGGTACGTCATACGCGGCAGCACTTTAATCAGTGCGTCAACGTCAGAGTTTGCCAGCGAGGCCAGACTCACACCGCGCAGGGTTCCCGCGTTGGGTTTTGTAACGGTCACCTGTTCGATTTTCTGCTCACCGCGCATGACGGGGTTATCGAGGATCACAATGTTTGAGTTTTCGGTTTCGTTGATTTCGTTGATGTTTTCCATGATGTTGCTCTCGTCAAAGTTAAGTGACCGGCCAGCCTGACTGACCGGTTAAGGGGTTACAGGCCAATCGCCTTACGGTGTTCCGCCAGACGGTCGACGCCGTCGACTTTCATCACCATGTTGATGACGTCAATCTCGATGACCTCTTTGCCGTCAATCGTGAGCTGGTAATACGAGCACTCGGTCGCGATTTTGGTCGTACCGCTTTCGCCCTGCTTGTTTTCGCCGCCGTCGTACTCTTTGTGACGGCCACGCATGACCACCTCAACAGCGGAAATAGCGCCGGTGTCATCGCGCTGGAATGAGCCGGTGAAGCGCAGCGGCACGCTGTCGGCACCCGGTGACGCGCACTGCGCCCACAGCTCGACGTCGGGCAGGCCGCCCAGCGTCCACTCAAGCGACAGCGCGTCGTCGTCGAGGCCGAGGTCAACCGACACCGAGCCCGGCATCCCGCCGCCGCGGTATTTCTCAAGCTTACGGGTCAGCTTTGGCAGGGTGACGGATTCAACGACGCCCATATAGCTGAGACCGTCGTTAAACATGTTCAGGTATTTCAGTTTGCGTGGTAACGCCATGCTCTGAGCTCCTTAGCTGTTGACCGAGTCTGACAGGTCTGCCAGATAGGTATCGGTGCTGCGCTGGCGCAGGGTCAGGCTTTCCAGCGGAGGGACGGGGGTGTAGTCGTAATCGATATACAGCTTCCCGGCTTTCAGGGTTTCCACGCTGTTCGACTCCGGGTCGTACCAGCACGTACCGTCAACGATATAGCCGTTGTTTTTCAGCTCGCGGAATTTCGCATTGATACCGGCGACAATGTCGCGGATAAGCGTTGCGGTAACGGGTTTATCAATCGCCCACGCGTGCGCCTCAGCCATCGTGTCGGCCAGCACCTGTGCCGTGCGGGTGTAGTTTTCAAACAGGAAAAGCGGGTCATCTGAGCAGGTACGGTTGCCCCAGAATTTAAAGCCGTCGTTACGGATGAGCGTTGTCACCCCGGCCTGATTCAGCAGGTTCGCGTCAGTTCCCTTCTCCTGCAAATCCCATGAGACCGAGGTACTGACGCCGGTGACGCCATTCACGCCGACGTTAGAGAGCGTTTTGTGCCAGCCGGTTTCCTGGTCGATTTTGGCGCGCAGGCCGAGCGCGCGGGCGGTCGCCCATGCAATGTCGGTTTCGTTCGCCGTGGTGTCCCATGCGAGAAAATCAGGGTGAATGACCATCAGCTCGCGCTGACTGAAATTCTCACGGTATTTGATGGCGTCAGAAATGGTCTTGCAGCCCCATGCGCTAATGTAACCAAACGCGCGCAGGCTCTGACAGGTTGCCGCGAGCGCGGTCGCCACTTCCAGAGAATCCAGCCCCGGCACGCCGAGAATGCGCGGCTTGACGCCGGTGACGGTTTGCGCGGCCAGCAACGCCTTAAGACCGGTGTATTTCCCGTTTTCGTCGGTCGTGCCGATGATGTTGGAAATGGTTTCTTTCTGTGCCGCTTCCGGGTCATCCAGGTCGTCGATACCTTCGGCAACGCGTACAACCACAACGACCGGCTTGCACTGGTCGGCGATGGCCTGCAGGGATTTTGACAGGGTGCCAAGTTTACCGGCTTTACCTATAGCGTTTTGCACGCTGGTAATCAGCACCGGCTCATTAAGCGGGAATGTTAAATCGTCAGCATCGCTGGCCGTGCAGACCATGCCGATGATGGCCGTCGAGACGGTGGAAATGGTGCGCGTGCCATCGTTAATCTCGATGACCTCGACGCCGTGATGATAGTCGCTCATCCGTTTAACTCCGTTGTTAGGGGTGCGACTATTTTCTGTTGTGCGCGAGGTGCAAGAAACGTAATGCCGTTGGAGGGGGGACAGTACAACGCGCAGTGAACCGGTGAAGCGTGCGGAAATGGTGATTGATCGTTTTCAGCGATCAATCTCCTGGAATTGATCGCTGATAACCATTATCAATGAAGGGATATTGTCGCTATCGTTTCGCCATTAACGAGGGAGCGAGAATGACGATATTACTCTGGGTTGGTGGTGGTCTGGCTGCATGGTGCCTCTTTGGCTTTTGCTGGCTCAGGCTGTTTGCCGGTGATGAAACTGAAAAAGACTATGAAGAATGCCCCTACGATTAAACCCGCTTAACGCGGGTTTTTTTATTAATTCTTCGGTGGTAGCTCAGGCCATTCAATTTCTTCGGGCTTACTGGTATCAACTCTGTAAAGTAAAACCCGGTATTTCTTCCACGCTGATAGGCTGGCCTTTTCAGCATCAGTAGCCATCGACTCATCGACTGCGCCCTGCAGGACTGAAATTATCAGCCCCGCATCTTCAATGAGCTGTTTTCGGGTTTGTTCGGCAAGCGTCGTCGCATAAGGGCGGATATCGTAAAAAATACCATCCACATATTTGTAATTCCCTAACACATCTACCGGCACACTCAGGGGGTCGACCTCATAGACATTGCGGCCTTCTTCCATCCCCATATACGAAACATCCTGCTCGTAAGCCACGACAATCCCGTCATCATCCAGAGAAACAGCACCTTTCCAGCCGGTTAAAGTTTCGTACCAGTCCCGGCCATGCTCATCATGAAAATAAAGTCCGGTACGCATTATTCCGCTTACTTCAATGTGTTCGTATTTATAAATAACTGGATTAATAAACGTATCCATATTTAATCCCCAATGTTAACCCATGCGCCAGTTTGCTTGTTCAGGTACTGCATTTGACGGAAATATACCCCTAGTTTTCGGCCATCACTTCTGCCGTCCATTTGAATACCCGTCACTACGCAACCGGCAGGTGACTCCCAGTTGCCAAACCACGCATCAGTCGGGTTTCTGATTTGTTGACCACCACGGCGAATACCATTTACCACCCCATAACGCGCATCCGACTCTGCTTTTGTATACGCCTGACCTGCAGGGGTGTAATTCCCTTTCGGCTGGAAACGCCCGTCAGACTCGGCTTTTGTGTATGCGCCAGTCTTGGGCATATAGCCCGCATCAGATTGTGCTTTAGTATAATAACGCGCATCAAAATATCCGAAGTCAGATAAATTGAGTTTGCTGATTATTACTTCACCGTTATTGAGACTTACCCGGAAAGGTCTCAGGGCGTTGTAATTCCCCCACGGGTCATCTTTGTTTGTCAGCATCAAATAAAGGCTTCCGCCATCATTTCGCCAGAACGTCCCAAAAGCGCCATATGCTATGCGGTAACTATTGGCCGAACTTGATTGCACTTCCCCGCCTGCGCGTAAATAACCGCTAAATAGCCCTGCGCCGTTATACTGAAATTGTAACGAACCATCTTTACTTCGCTGAGAATAAAGGTGATAGCCGGTGTCGTCCCCCAATTCAACTACTGTTGGCCGGTCAGCATTCCCCCAAAGGCGCAAGGTGGCATTTTTGTCAGAAGTATTTGAAGAAACAAAGGAAAACTTTTTGGCGTTTCCTGAATAAAACCCGCCAGTTTGCGAGGTGAAATTCCCTCGCGTTCTGACACCGGCGCTGGTACTTATTGCCAGCTCTTCCTGTGCATCAGTGCTCCCTGTCGCCAGACGATACTCGCCACCCTGAACGGTTTCATGCCAGATAGTATCCGTCCCGCCACCGCGCATTTTACGCAGATAATTTTTATTACCTGTAACAGCGTTGGAAAGTGCCGTCAGGTTATAGGTTGCCTGCGCTACTGAGTCCTGATTTAACGTTCCGGTCATGCTGTCGCCAGATTTACTGACTCGCTCACTGGCATTTTTATTTGCTGCAGCGGCATTGTCATTTGCGGCTTTAACGGCTTTCGGTGTCGCAGCCAGTGCCTCAGACGTGCTGTCGGTCTCGCTACTGAGCTGGACGATGCCCTTTTGCGCCGTGGTGGCGTCCTGAGCCGTGTATTTCCCTTTGGCAAGGTCATACGCCGCCTTAACCGCTTTCGGCGTCGCTGCGAGCGCCTCAGACGTGCTGTCGGTCGCACTGCTTAGCTGAGTGAAACCCTTTGCAGTGAGGGTGGCGTCAGGATGGCGGCGGGACTGCTCATGCTCCGCGAGCTTGTCGTCAACGTAGTCCTGCGTAGCCATCACCGTTGAGGTGTCAATGGTCAGCTCGACTGACTCGATGTCGCTCACCATGATGACCATTCGAACGGTCTGCGCGCGGCCTGAGCCCTCTGCCAGCGCTGGCTTGTAGCTTTCGGCCATGTTACCGACTGCAATCAGCGTGCCGGTGTCATCATAGAGCCCGAGCTCGCGCATCCAGAAACCGCCGGTTTCAGGCGGGATAAGCAGTTCTGCCACGACATAATTTTTATTTTTCCTGTCCTGGCTGATTTTGTTCAGTGTGTGACGCCAGACCTCTTTGACAAGCTTTGTCTGGTTAGGGTCTGGCACCGGCAGCGTGCCGCCACCGTCACCCACGGCCATCGCCGTAAAATTCACCTTTTTCCCGTTCGGGACGGTCGCCGCCGCGAGTTTTTCCGCACCGGCTTTGGTGATGACCGTTTTGTATTTCACTGTCATTGTGCTCTCACTTATCCGGGGTAAACCGTGATGATGTCACCGTCATAGCTCAGGGCACCGGTGTACAGATAGCCGGGAATGTCCTGAATAATATTGAGGCCGATTAAATGGCGGCTGGCTGGCTTTGCATCGGCAATAAGCCGCTCCATTTCGTAGTACATTTCCTCGGTGATGCCCGTCTCTAACACGCCGATATCGAGGCGAAACGTGCCGGGTGGGTCGTTTGTTTGCCACCACTCAGAGACGTTAATCAGATAGCCGAGCGGCTCCACCACGCGGCGCACTGCGCCAATCGTCCCCTTGTGTGCGTGGATGTACCACGCCGCGCGGATCACGTCCCTTTTTGTAGCCTCCGGCCAGCTCTCATCCCAGCGGTCAACGGAAAACGCCCACGCCAGCCATGGCAGCAGATTTGCCGGGCAGTCGTCAGGACTCCAGAGTCGGCGCAGGGGGACGGGAGTATTTTCGATTTCAGCGCAGGCGCGCGCCGCCGCCACCTCAAGCGGCGACGAGCCCACCGGCAACAGTCGGGTATTATTCATCGTTGCCCCCGATGGTCACGCTGTACTCGGTGCACCATGACGCCTGCGTGTCATCGAGCACGATGTCGGCCACCGGCGCGGCCAGCTCAACGCGCTGTACCCCCTCGACGTGGAGCGCGGCATAAATTGCAGATTTGCGGATATCACGCCCGAGCCGGTGCTGCGCGGTGATATACGCCTGCAGCTTTGCTTTTGCCGCACTGAGTACCGGCTCACTTTCGGGACCGGGATAAAGGTAAAGCGATGCGGTGATTTTATAGTCGACAATGTTCGCCGACTGCACGGTCACGCGGTCAGCGACCGGCCTGACGTCCTCATCGTTCAGCGCGGTGCGCACGATGGCGAGCAGCTCGTCAGAAGCTATCCCGTTATTTTCGCGTGACAGCACCGTGACCGTGACACACGCAGGCGCGGGACTGATGACCGAAATATCGGCGACACGCCCGTCAGCGCTGCGGCCATGAAACTGATATGAGCCGACAGAGCCTGCGGTACTCAGCCCCTCAAATGCCTGTTGAATGCGCAGACGATAGTCTGTGTCCGACTCCATCACGGCAGGCGTTGGCGGTAACGTGGTGTCGTCTGCAGGCATGATAACAAGGCGCTTGACGTTGTAATTTGCGCCTATTTGGTCGAGGTCTGCGCCAGTGGCGTAGGCCAGCATGGCCGCGCGCGCGGCCTCGTTGACGCGCTGTCGCCAGATTACTTCCCGGTAGGCGTTTTCTTCCAGCAGCTTAACAATCGGCTCTGATTCAAGCATCAGCGTGCGCGCAACGGCCTCCTGTTGTTCCTCGGGATAAAGCGAGACGAGCGTAGCCTTTCGCTCGCTCAGGATGGTTTCATAGTCCAGTTCTTCCACGACGTCAGGCGCGGCGAGCTGGCTCAGGTCAACAATTGCCATAGCGTTTAACTCAGTGGAATGGTGAGTGAAAAAGGCTGGCCGCCGGTGGAGCGGGTGCCGGTGATGTCGACATACAGCCCACCGTCGGTCTCCGACCGTTCAAAGGTGATGGTCGAGAGATTTACGCGGGGCTCCCACTTCTGGATCGCGGAATAGCACGCGGCCATAATCTGCAGGCGCAGCGCCGGGGTCTGCGGCTGGTCAATCATTTGCGACAGAAGCGAGCCGTATTCACGACGCATGACGCGCGACCCAACCGGTGTGACCAGAATGTCGCGCACGCTTTGCCGGATATGCTCAACCTCAGAGATACTGAGGCCGGTCTGGCTGTTCATTCCCAGATAACGCACCGTCATTTGATGCCCTCCGTCCAGCTTCCGCCCCGTTCGACGCCGCCGTGCGCGTGGTTATCCACCTGCACGCCGTTTGATTTCAGTGTCCCGCCGGTGTGCTCGATATTCCCGCTCATCTTCCCGCCGTTCTTCACTTCGAGCGTGCCGGTCGTCAGCTTGTTGGTGCACACCACCTCCGGCGTATCGAGCGTGATGCGGGTCGAGGCTTTCACCAGTACCAGTGGCACAGTGGCCGTGATGGACTCAGACGCGGTGACGTCTGCGGTTTTGATGCCTGACACAGTGAGCGCGCCGTTTTCGGGCTCGTACTCAATAACCGCCCCGTCAGGAAAGGAAACATGAAGTGCATCAGGGGAGGCAGACGGCGCGGGATGGTCATCAGAGAAAATACCGGGCAGCGCAAATGCCGTATCGAGCTCGCCGCCGATCGCCAGCAAAAGCACCTGCTCGCCAACGGATGGAGCCCACCATACGCGCGAGCGACCGGCGCGGCAGGTTAGCCAGTTCAGCCAGGTGGTTTCCATACCGCCGGTCTGGATACGACAAAGCCCCTTGTCGTGGTCGACGTCGGTCACGATGCCGGTGCGGATAAGGTTGCGGATCGCGCGTGCGATTTCTTGTAGACTGTTCAGTGTATTCATGAGCACTATTGTGAAGTTAACATCGTATGTTTTCTAATTCGTCACTCTCTATCACGGCCAGCACAACTCGCAGTGACGCTTTACCTTTGTGTTGGAATTTCCTTTGAAAATATCTAGAATGTGGAGTTAATATGAATTGGCTGATTCCTTTAAATCAAAAAAGCACCTCCGGTGCATTCAATGTAAATTTCTTAGTAGAAGAAAATGGTATATACATTAGCGATAACCACCGAACTGCTCTTTGGTGCTGGATGCAGCACTTAAAGCCGAATCAGGATATTGCTTTGTTCCATATTGACAGGCACTATGACACTTTTCCTTTGCATGGGCCTTACGCTGCACAATTTCCGGGCGTTTTTAATTTAAACTCTCTTAAGGATTACCTAGGCCTAACAGTCAAATCTAACAACCAAAACTCGCCTTTAATTCGATGGGATAATTACCTTTCTTACTTCATTTCTGACAGCGCACTACAAAATCACATCGCTGCCATATACTTTGCAACCCATAAAGACGGCACATATCCTAACAACCCTTTCCAGCACTGCTTCGAAAACGTTGAGCCTTACGAACTCTTGGAAGCTTTAGAAAGTGCTATTAACAACCATGAAAAAATCATTATCAACATTGATCTTGATTACTTCTTTACTGACAAGGACGAGAAATATTTTAGGTTTATCGACACCAAGTTCATCCAGAATCTATTCAAAATTTTGAACGAAGGCATGAAAACAAAAAAAATAACCTGCATGACTATATGCCTAAGCCCTGAGTGTTGTGGTGATCAAAATGGTAATTGGAGCAATTCAGAAAGCGTATTACAAATTGCAAAAACAGAGCTAGGGTTAAACTTCATACTTTAACCCCCTTCGAAATAGTCATCTATTTACAGGAACTGGCCACACCCCAGTTCCTGTTATAATTTAAAGCAATTAAGTACTTAGATTCTTTATTATAACAATTTCAATCATCTTGGTATCGTCATAGGGAATACCGAGGAGTGGGCGCGCCTCGTACTGCACATCCCGACTATTGCGGTTTGGCCGGTCTTTTAGGCCGTAATTATGCACCCGAGCAATACGCTGCACTTTGCTGGTGAATTCAACCATCGCGCTGTTTTCGTGACCAGTGGCTTTCATGTACCGGCTTGTGCGGAGTTTCTGGAACATCGCCCGTTTTATCCGCCCGTTTTTTGCCCTGAGCGGCTGACGTTTTCGCGCCTGATACGGTGAGCCGTCCGGGGCTTTCTGCAGCTTGATGCGTTGCTGTTGCGACTTGCGCAGCTCCTTTGCAATCTCCCCGGCCAGCTTGCGGCGCGCTGCCGGTGACAGGGCAGCAATCAGACCATTGAGCCGGTCGTCAAATGGCTTAAATTCACTCATCCCATTTGCTCACCAGTTCGCCGTTGATATAGAGCTCCTTTGGCCGGGCGACGGGCTCCGGCAGCGGCGGCTCAGGGGCATAGCTTACGTGCAGCGCGCCGTTTTCCTCTTTGATGAGGGTGCGCTCGGTGAGCTGCAGGCTGATGCTGATATCGACGCTGTCCCCGTCGTTTAAATCCATCTGGAAACGGTAGCCCTTTTTGCGCCCGTCATCGAGCGTGCAGATATCCGGCTGGTTTTCCCTGAGCCATGCGGCCACCGGCACGAAAATCAGGTCAGGGTCGCCCACAAAGTCACACACGATCACATTCAGGGTGTAAATTTTCTCATGCGACAGGGTGGCCGCGAGACGCGCATCGATATTCCCCTCATCGGCAAATATGCGCATCATTTCGGGATTTGTTTCAAGCTGCGGGACGGCTTTAATCAGCGCTTCGCGCAGGCTGCGTGCTTTCTTCATCGAGTTTATCCTGACAGTCTTTGACGGTTTCAACCTGCAGCGCGCACGCGGCGAGCGCGTGCTCAAGCCTGCGAATATCGGCGCTCAGGTCGCCATTAGTGGCCGGGTCGCTTCCCGGCATCGGGCAATAGCTCACCTTCGGGCAGGCGCTGTAAACAATGACCGGCGGAGGCGCAGGCGGTGCGGGTGTGCAGCCGACGCACAACATCAGGCAGCTCAGCGCTATACCAGCGGCGTAGGGTTTCATTCTCATTTATCAGCCTCGTAATGGTTTCTTCACGCCGCACGGCCATCGCACCGGCGGCCAGCAGTTCGCCGCGTAAACTGACCTGCGCGGTTTCATTTCGCCTGGCAATACCCTGCGAAACGGAAAGCTGATTTTTCAGCATTCCGATCGCGGTTTTTTGTTCCGTAGCGACCCTGTTTGCCCGTTCAAACGAGCGCGTCAGGTTGCCGTTTTCATGACGCTGCCAGAGCACAACCGCAATAAGCGCGGCCAGTAAAAACAACATCACTTTCATTCAATCCCCCTGAGGCAGTAGGCACGCTCGCGCGCGCGACGGTTTTCCAGCCCCTTGTTAATTTCGCCATTCACGTAAACCCAGCGGGTGAGCTGGTCGCACGCCTGCGGCCATTGCTGGCGTTTGATATACGAGACCAGCGTCGACCGGCAGGCCGCGCCGGTTCCCACGTTGAATGAGAAACTGACCAGCGCGTCGTAAACGTGCTGCGGCATTTTCACCGGCGCGCAGACCGCCAGACGTTTCTCGACGTTCAGCACATCCGCGACGAGGTTCGCCGCCGCCTGCCGCTCGGTGATTTCCCCTTTCGGCACGACGCCTGCAGTGTGGCCGATGCCCGACGTCCACACTCCCGCGCTGCACTGGTAAGGCGTCAGGCGACAACCTTCGAGGTCGGCAATCAGCGCCAGCCCCCCGGGCGAGGTGTTAAGCAGACGAAAGTCAGGCATCAGTGCTGCCAGCGCCAGCACGGCGGCCACACTGCATTTTTTAACGATTGATTTCACGAATAGCCCCTTTATCGAGTCCGAGCGATATCAGATAGAGGTACGTCTTGCGCTTAAACCAGTAGTTCGTCAGCGCGGTAAAAATGGCGCATCCGCCGCCCACGTAAAGCGCCATCTTTTCGGGGGACATTGCCCCGACATACGCCAGCCCCACGGCCAGCCAGTAGGCGATAAACGTGGTGATTTTTTCCATACTCAGTCCCATAGATTCACCGTTTCGGTTCTGGCCGCGCTGTCGGTCTCGGGCAGCTCAATTAGCGTGCCGTGCGGGAGGATGACGCCGAGCTCAGACAGGCCGGGATTTGCCTCTAAGACAGTTTCGACCACGCCCACGGTGCGCCCGTAGTACCGGGCGCAAATTGCGTCGAGGGTGTCGCCCTGCAGCGCGTAGGCTTTCATCAGATTTGCCCCACAATGCAGCGCGCTTTGTCCTGGATGCGCGCCACAGACCAGCGCATATCCCGCCACATTTCATCGATAGTGCTGTCGATGCTGTCGGCCTTTTTGTCGCCTTTGGCAGTCGCATCCACGCCGCGAAAACGCTCATAAAGCGTGGCCGTCGTCATCGAGCACACGGCGTTGAAATAGTGGAAAACGCGCACGCTCTCGCCGTCGAGCTTGTCGGTCGGGACATCCGCCAGCGTGGCGTAACCGGCATCGAGCTGAATTTCGCGCCAGTCGCTCAGCTCCGCGTTAGTCTCCGCGATCGCGGTCTTAATCGCCCGGCGCAGGCGCACGGGGGAAACGGTCTGCTCTAAACGCATTTCTTCCCGCACGCGCTTCGGATCAACATCAGGAAAAAACGGGGTGTTTTTGATTACCGGCTCGCTCACGCCCGGTGGCGGTATCACCACGCCCGGCACATCCTGCGGCTCTTTTTTTGGCTCAATAATCAGCGTCTTCATGACAACCTCGGGTAATGGATGGGCGGTGGACGCCGGTCGCAGTCAGGGCAATTGATACCCGCATTGACCGGCGTGCCGCCCGGCTCGGGGAGCGCTCGGTTAACCAGCGGCTTTTGCCGCTTTTGGTGGACGCCCGCGCCGTGCCGCCGGTTTAGCGGCAGTTTTGCGCGTGCGCGGTTGAGTCGTTTTGGTTTTTGGTGCCGGTTCGGGTTTTGGCCTGAGCTGGCGCTCTAGCTGCTCAATATCCTTTTTCACCCCGATAGTGCTTTCTAACTGGATCGCACGCTGCAGGTGCGCCAGTGCCTCGGGCAGTTGCTCCGCGTCACGCAGCACGTAGCCGGTGATTTTGTGCAGCTTCGCACGCACGATATCGGGCATATCCGCGCGTTCAGTCAGCGCGATAGTGTCGAGCAGGTTCGCCAGACTGACCGGCTGTTTTGCCGTGAGCAGGCGCTGCGCGGCCAGTGCCACTTCTTCGGCCAGCAGGCACGGCGTCGGACGGCGACCGACCGGCATGGTGAGGCCGTAGGTCATGGCGTAACGGGCGATTTCCAGCGCCCCGGCGATATCGTCAGCATCGAGACGCCAGAGCATCACCGTCATAACGATGTCATCCTGCGCGCCTTTGCCGTTTTCGAGTACGCCAGCGACCCACGGCAGATAGAACGGCAGCAGCTCGCGCTTTTTCGCGGCTTTGCGCTCTTTGGAGCTGATTTGTTTTAGCGTGCGGTTGTCTGCGGCCAGCTTAACGAGCATCTGCTCATAGGCAGTTGCATTGCGCAGCGGGACAGCAGCCCGCCGCGCTGTTTCAGAGGCCGAGACCCGCATCATGTGACGCGCTGCGGGACTCGTCATGGCTTACTCCCCGCTTTCCGGCGCTGCAGGTGCAGTGAAGTCACCGAGCTTGATGTTTTCAATCAGGCAACCGGCGGCGTAAGCCTCGACCACATAGTCAACATTCATTGACTCGTAGTTTTCGATGCGGTCTTTTTTCGGGTTCTCGATGATGCTGCGACGGTGCGCGTCATCCATGAAGTAGATAGACAGGTTGTCGAGACGCGTCACCATCAGGGCATTTGCAGGGAAGTAAGGCACGCGCACGGCTGGCAGGTTGCCGATACGCTTCTGGCTGATGATGATGTCAGCGGCCAGCGACTCGGTGTTTTCCTGCTCTTTGTTGACGATAGGGAAATACTTATCCGCCATCAGCTTACGGCCGGTGATGACAACCAGCTCCGGGTCATCCTGATAAATCTCGTCAATCAGGTTGCCGGTGGCATCCATGACCAGCGCGTCGAGGTTCGCATAGTCGCCGTTTTTGCCCACGCGGATCACGTCGGAAATAACCTTGCCGTCCTCGTCGGTGATTTTGGACATCACGCGCGCTGGCGCTTCATTGCGGTACTTCTGCAGCCAGCCGATCGCCACGTCCTGCAGCAGTGGATATTTTTTACGGTTGGACGTCGCCGCGCGCTCGATGCCGTTGAAACCGGCCATGATGAAATCCAGCGACTGACGTTTAATGATGGCGTCACGGATACGGGTCTGGAAGTCCTGGAATCGCGCCCACAGGTCGAGCTGTTTATAGCGGATATGGAAATCGAAGTTAATCTGGTCACACTCGTATTTGAATGACTCCAGCGCGGTGAAATCAGCGGTCTTACGCTCATCATCACCGGCGGTGTCGGCAGTGCTCGCAATCGTACCGTTAACGCCAACCCCGACTTTTTCGCCTTTCAGCTCGTCGACCGGCACGATGTTGATTTTGGTCAGAAACGCGGATGACATCTGCAGGGTCGTCATCAGGGTTTGCGTGACCGACGGCTCGACGGTGAATTTCTTATCCACGTCATCGGTGGAAATACCGTTCAGCTCCGCGACGCGGGACAGGTAGGCATTAAATTTGAAGCGGGTATCTTTACGCATGGTTTTTCCTGTTCGGGTAAAAGGGTTCAGGCCGGGCAGCACGCCCGGCGTGTTATCAGCAGTTGGTCAGCAGCTCGTCGCCCGTACCGCCTTTTGAAAGCTCGCGGCGCGGCTGGCGCTGGCTTTCGGTGTTATCGAGGGAGCTTTTGAGGTCGTTAAATGCCTGCGCGCTTTCTTCCGCCTTGCTGGTCACGTACTGCTTGAGTTGCGCCAGTTCGGTCTCCAGCTCGGTGACGCGCTGGTCGGTGGCGGTGAGGTTGGTCTGCACCAGTTCGGTGACGGTGGTCACCGCCTCATGCACATCGGCGAAACGGATGTCATCGCTGGCCTGCTTGCGGCTGAAAATGGCCTTAACCTTATCGGTCAGGCTGTTGAGCATGGTGTCGGGGACGTCTTCAAATTCCAGCACAGCCAGTGAGGCCACAGAGAAAACGTCGTCCGGCTGGTCTTTTTTACCGGCAAGCGGGTTCTGCGCGGCGCGGCTGCAGAATTCGAGGTATTCAGTGCCGAGGCTTGCCGGGTCATCGGTGACGGCAAGGCCAACGAGGTAACATTTGCCGCTGTTAGCAAAGTTCGGGCGGATCTCCATGGAGGTGTAAACCTTCTGCCCGGCCTTAACCATGCTGACCAGCTCGTCGAGCGGGGCGATTTTGCCAAACAGCCCTTTTTGGCCATCGA